TCTGTCTTTTAAAAAGGCGAGTGAGTGAGGATTTTCATTTCAACCTTACATAAAACTTCAGGGATTTTAGAAGAAATTCCATAACCAAAATTTACACATTTCTGTGATGGATAAACCTTTTGGATTTGATGCGAAGGTGCCATTTTAAATCTTCAAGGGTGTAAATAAATGGGTCTAATGGATATACATATATATATATCCATAATTTTATATATAAAATTTGACATTTAAGATATCATTTATATAATTAATATCGTGCTTGTAATTCGTAGTGTAATAAATTTCAAAATCGATGGATAAATGACATTTAACTAATCTAATAAAGTTGAAAACGTGGTCCATGTGATGTCTACAATCGCGATCGTGTGACCATTTTGCGTACATTGTTTCCTTAAATTCTTTCAAACTTTTTTTATATAACATCTAGATATTATATCTAACATTTGCTATTTATATCTGTTTTTAACATCATTTCCTTACATATTTTCGCTGGCAGTCTTTTTACCATGGCAATTCCGACATAATGCGATTAAATTATCAACCTCATTACCGCCACCGTACTCCAAACGCACTTTATGATCAATCTCAAATGTATGGTCTAATTGGTTATTGCAATGACCGCATTTCCAGTCTTGATTAGCAGCAACATATTTCTTCTTAGTTTCTGAGACAGAACGTTTTGTTCCGCCTTTTCCTGAACTTAAAATTCGATGCTCCCCCGAAGTGAAAAAACCCGGTGTTTGTGGTGGGATGCCATTAAATGACTCCATAAAACTGGACTCAGAAGTTTCAGTAAAATCTATAATAGGACTCAACATATCAATTGAATTTCTATCTATCGGTAAATATTTTATGTAATTATTTGCACACAGTAACATATCTTTACCTTTGGTTGGATTTCTTTTTAATAAATAATAAATGCCAATCCCAAGAACAGTATAGAAAATCATTTTATAATATTTTTTAAAAGATATCAGCATTTTTGTATATTTTCCATCAGCATATGTATTATATACAAAAAATGCTGTCAAACCTAATACAAATATTTCTAATCTCATATTATATTATTAATTTATAATAAAATAATACAAATTATATTATGTTTATTTATTCTTAGCAACTGTCATGGCTTCTTGACCATAAGCTCCTTGTAATTTAAGTGTTCTCATGATTTGTCTTTGTTCGTGAGTAACATTATAAATATTTAACATTGCTAAAGCAATAATAATATATGGTAATAGAACTAAGAACCAAGATATAGATTTATATCCTTTATCACATAACCATCCTAAAACATAAGTCCAAATGAACGCAAAAACAAGATTCATAAATACACTCATAATTCTAAAACCACTAAATAAACCAATTAATGCGCTAATTACAGCAATAGCAAAATAGATTTTTGCTGGAGTACACAGCCTACTAAAATCTTTCATTTATATAAGTAGTTAATATTTTATTTTAATGATAATAAAAATGGTTTTTTAAATCTTTTGACTAATTGTTTTCGCTTAAATATTGACGAAGACTTATTTTTCCGTGTTCTTTTTCTTATACCGCTTGCTGAAGGATAACTACTACTAGAACTAGTTTTACTCCTTCCATACGCAGCTATGTGTATAATATTGCTTAGTGATTTTAGGTCAGCGAATAACTTTGTAAGATTATATGGTTCGTGTCTTGGTGTGTACAAATATTCGTTAAATAAAGGTTCTATTTTTTCCAATATTTTAATTTCATTTTCCTTTAACTTCACACGATTATTTGATAACATTTCAAGTATCGGATAATATGCAGTAATAAACCCCCATATATCAACAATTTTAATATAGACTTCGTTTAAGTATTCTCTCAAATTTAATGAACCATCGCTTTTAAATTTTGTATAATGAACTAAAACGTCAACGATATAATTAACAATGAGTGGCACGGTTATTTCTGTTTCCACAACCGCAGGTTTACTACTATCAGAAACACTAGAAAATTTATTACTATATAACATAAACATAATTTCATTAATAAATTTATAGTGTCCAGCACCTCTTTCTTTCATCCAATAATTCAAATAATCTATGACAAACGGGTTTAATGATGTTTCATTTACTTCGCCTCCATCACTCAAATAGTCAGAGTATTTTTTATAAAAATCATCAGTAAATATTATAACTGAAAATGGGACGTTGAATTGAAGTGGTCTATTTCTCCAATTTCTTGGAAATGGCTCATTAGTGCCTGGTTTATAATTGACAGCAAGCCCCCAATCAATTAGTCTTGCTTTTAATTCTTTTGAAGAGTCATCTATTAGAATGTTCGAGTCTTTTATGTCACAATGATATACATTATGTTTATTCATATGAATAATACCCTTTTTTAATAGTTTTATTAACGAAGCATTAACATTATACATTTTTTGAAAAGAACCATTGCTGTATAAAAAATCATCAACAGGCAATCCTCCATTAGGAATATTTAAAGCCATTACTTCATCTAATTTGCTATTTATATTTTTTTTAGTAATATCATTCTTTGGTAAGGCAGTACACGTATCGCTAAACGCGGTTAAATCACTAGCCGTTAACTTAGAAGGGCGACATAATGTCGCATCATAAATTAAAAAATAATCCTCATAGTTTGGTATATTATCTAACCCATCTTTAATTCTATTGATTTCTTCATATTCACTCATAGCGTGTGATTCTGTCATTAATTTTGATATTTTATTTGTTTCTCTCTTAGACGAGCCTTCGCATTTTAATGCTGGGACAAATACACAACCATAACCACCAGATGCGATTACTTTTCCTCCTTTATTGTTACGATATATTTTTTTAGTCTTACCCATATATATATATACTTTATATTATTTATCATATAAATAGAATATAGCACCTAAAACTGACACTAGAATGGAACCATAAATTATTTTTTCCTTAAGCTTATAATATTCTGTCATTTTTTCGTTTTGTGATTTATATTGATTATAATATTGAACATAAAAATCGTTTAAACTAATTTGCGGTTTTTCAAGTTTTTCATTTATTTTATTATGTACAAAGTGTATCCAACGAATAAATGAATCTCTGTTGTCTAAATAAGGAGTTATTGGATACAAATCGATTAATTGTTCGAATTCTTTTGAAATTTCTTCAACTGGTATAAAAAGCGGCAAATTTTGTACAAATTCATAATATTTCTTCTTCGTAACAGCGTTTGGGTGATGTGGATAAGTCATTGCTACAGTATGTAAAAAAAACCAATAATGCGGACCCCAAATTTTTGGGTCTAGATAAATACTTCCTGACATTAATATTTTTATTTAAAAAAATATCAATAATTTAACTTTAATAGTTTATACTTATAAATTGATTTATACATAAAGATGGATTAGCAGAATGTTTGCCGCAATAATTATACATACGAGTTGTTGTGTCTCTTCCTCTTGTAGACCCATATTTATTGATGGTCCGGTTAGTTTGACATTGAGAGAAAATGTTTTGATACAAACCTAAATTATTTATATATACAAAATATAATTTAAACCTAATTAATTTATATATCTAGGTATTATGAATAAAAATACAACTATATGTAACAATTGTGGGAAACAAGGTCATATGTTTCACCAATGTAAGTTGCCAACTACTAGTTATGGAGTTATTCTATTCAGGTCTAGTGAAGAAGGATTGCAGTTTTTAATGATTAGAAGAAAAAATAGTTTCGGGTACATAGATTTCATTAGAGGTAAATATCATATCAATAATTTAGATCAAATGGTTACAATCATAGATGAAATGTCAATAGATGAGAAGAACCGGATATTGAATTTAACTTTTGAAATATTATGGACTGATATGTGGGGTGAAACTAATATACATTATAAGAATGAAGAACATTTATCAAAAAAGAAATTTGATATTATTAAAGAAGGTATATTGTTTAATGATAAACTAATAACCCTCAAAGATATTGTTGAAATGAGTAAAACCAAATGGAGTGAAACTGAATGGGAATTTCCAAAAGGACGACGTAATCAAAAAGAAAAAGATTTAGATTGTGCTTTAAGAGAATTTGAAGAAGAAACTGGGATATCTAAACTAGATATTAAAATTATTGAAAATGTAATGCCTTTTGAAGAAATGTTTATAGGTTCAAATCACAAATCATATAAAAATAAATATTTTTTAGCATTTATGGACAAATTTAATGATGCAGATAATTTAAATAATTATCAAAAAACAGAAGTTAGCAAGTTAGAATGGAAAACTATTGATAATTGTTTAGAATCAATAAGACCATATAATTTAGAAAAAAAAGAGTTAATTCAAAATATTAATAAAGTGTTACAAGAATATAGATTATATTCATAATATATAATATTATGCCAGAAAACCCGAAAAAGAAACCATTAATTGTAGAATCTTCATCCAGCATTACTAGTGAGCAAAACAGTGTTGAGAATTCTTTTAAAAACCAAAATGATGACCATGAAAAAAACAT